AGGGTATGGGTGGACGCGACAGAAATATATCTGATGACCCAATGAATGTTTGTATTCTTTGTAAACATCATCACGATATATTTGACGGAAGACAACAAGTTGGTTCTAAGTTTGAATATACTGAACTACTGAAAGGATTTCTTATACTACAATGGAGGAATGGCAAATAAGTATGTTCCTACTTTACCTCCTTTACATAAAGGACAGTTAGAAGTAGCAAAATCTGAAGCAAGATGGAAAATTCTTTGCGCAGGTAGACGATTTGGTAAAACACGACTTGGTGTGCAACTGTGTATGGAAGTTGCACTACAAGGTGGAAGAGCTTGGTGGGTAGCACCTACATTTTCAATTGCTAGAGTTGGTTGGCGTGATATCGCTGCAAGTGCAAAATCATTTCCTAGAGAAATAGAACCAAAAGTATCTTTAGCTAATATGCAAATTGATTTAGCTAACGGAGGTTCTATTGCTGTAAGGTCTGCTGACAATCCTCAAAGACTTCGTGGTGAAGGTTTGGACTTTCTAGTTATGGACGAGGCTGCATTCGTAAAGCCAGAAGTTTGGCAAGAAGTATTAAGACCTACACTTACTGAAAGAAAAGGTTCTGCATTATTTATTTCTACTCCTATTGGTAGGGATAACTGGTTTTTTGATTTATGGGAAACAGCAGAAGAGGCAGACAACTGGCAACGATTTAGATTCTCTACTACTGACAATCCTATGATTGACCCAGAAGAAGTTGAGGCAGCTAGAACAGAAGTTGGTTCTATAGTTTTTGCACAAGAATATTTAGCAGAGTTTGTTGATGCAGGTCAGGGTATGCTTAAACCCGAATGGCTACATTACTTTACTACTGTTCCTGATGCGGCAGGTAATATCAAATGTATCGTTGAAGGTTCAGAGTATTACTTAAGTGCATTAGAAAGATTTGGTATTGTTGACTTAGCTACTACCACTAATAAGGATTCTGACTTTACAGTAATTACATCATTCGCAAGAACTCCTGATAACAGATTGCTTGTTATTGATATGGTTAGAGCTAAATTAGAGGGTCCTGATATTATTCCAGCGATAAAACGCGCAATGGATAAAAATAAGCTAAAATATGTAGGTATAGAACGCCAAGGTTTTCAAACCACGATAATCCAGATGGCGCAACGAGCTGGTATTCGTGTAAGAAATCTTAAAACGGATAAAGACAAAGTTACACGCGCACTACCTTTATCTGCTCGTATGGAAGCAGGTGATGTATTTTTATTACGAGATACACATTGGCTACCAGAAGTGGAAAGAGAAATTATGACCTTTCCTGCTGGTGCTCATGATGATATTATCGATACTTTATCTTACGGCGTTCAAATGTTGCAAGAACAAAGAAGCTGGAGCGCGTATTAATGGCTGAAGACAAGTCAAGATTTTCAAAAGCGTTAGATTGGTTGAATGCACCAACTGACGCAAGAATTAGAAGAGAAGCAAATCAAAAAGGTTTAATTGTAAACCAATCAGAGTATTCATATCTTAATCAAGCAGTTATGGGTTACAACACCCAATCTGGTTATTTCGACCACAAAAAACTAGCAGAACTAGGTGACGGAACTGGTAACTCTGCTGTTATTGCATGTCTTAATGTATTGGCTACTGCGTTTGCAGAACCGGGACTTTTAGTTGCTACTAGAAATAATGAAGGTGATTATGCACAAGATATGAATCACGAATTAGCAAAACTATTCAGAAGACCTAATCCTTACATGACACAACAGTTGTTAGCAAACTATATTGTTACATCTTTAAATGCAAACGGCGACGCTTTTATCTATAAAAACAGAAATGCTAGAGGCGTAGTTGTTGAGCTAGTCCCTCTTATGCCTCACTTAGTTGAAGCAAAAGGAAATGAGAACGAACTTATAACTCATTATCAGTATCAACCACAAGGCGGTGTACAAGGGGAAGATTCTGTACGAATAGAAAAAGCAGATATGGTTCACTTACGCCAAAATGTTGACCCTAGTAACATGAGGCGTGGTCTTGCTCCACTTAGAGGCGTTCTAAGAGAGATAGCAGGAGACGAAGCAGCAGGACAATACACTGCGGCTTTATTACATAATATGGCGGTACCCGGAGTAATTCTCTCACCAAGAGATGACGCTATGGGTGGCCCAACGAGAGAAGAAGCTGAAGCTATTGCAGATATGTATAAGCAAAAGTTTGGTGGTAAGAACAGAGGTGCGCCTATGGTCTTATCCGGTGCTATGAATGTTGAAATAGTATCTTTCTCTCCAGACCAAATGAAGTTAGCTGAATTAAGAAGAATCCCAGAAGAAAGAGTGTCAGCAGTTCTAGGCGTTCCAGCAGTGCTTGCCGGCCTCGGAGCTGGATTGGATTCGGCGACTTATTCAAATACAAAAGAACTTAGAGAGTTCTTTACAGAGTCAAAAATGGTCCCAATGTGGAACATGGTTGCGCAAGAACTGACTCATCAATTGTTACGACCAGAGTTCGGCGGAAATGATAATCAATACGCAGAGTTTGATATCAGTAATGTTAGAGCACTAGCTGATGACAAAGACAATCTCTATAAACGCATGAATACTGCTGTTCAAGGAGGTTGGGTAACAATTGGCGAAGCAAGAAAAGTAGTTGGGTTAGAGGCAGATGATAGACATGATGTTTATCTTAGACCTCTTAACATGATTCAAGTTACAGAAGATGGTTCACCACTTCTTAATGACCAACCTACTAATGAACCTGCACCGGCAAATAACAATGATGACGAAGAACCTGCACCCGAAGATGACGAAAGTAAGTTAACTACTATTGATTTACCGCCAGAGGTAGAAAGAGAAGATGTTGTTAAACCAACACCTACTTATCTCAATGAAGAAAAATATATTGCAGAAATGCCTAATGGTGCTTTCTGTGTTATAAGCCATGAAGATGGTGAAATAATAAAATGCTTTGACACAAGAGCAGAAGCAGAAAACTTTTTAAACAACAAAAAAGAACCAGCTGCTTTGATGAAAGATACTTACACAACTATTGAAGAAGCACAAGAGAGAGCTAAAGAATTAGGTTGCGAAGGTACACACTACATTGAAGTAGACGGAGATAAATTTTATATGGCTTGCGCTACACATCAAGATTATTTAGACGCAGTATACAAACCTAAAAAGGACGGAGAGGTAGAAGAACTTAAAGTTTCTTTAGAAGAAGCTGAAACAATGTATGAAAAAGGTGACAAACTACATAGTCCGGAAGAAAAAGCACCGGATAAAGTAACAAACTTTCCAAAGAGTGGAGATAATCAAAAAATAAGTTTATCTAACTCACAACATAAACAATTTCCTAGTCACGCTTATGTTAAAGACTTAAAAGAAAACTGGCCAGAGATTTGGAGAAGAGCAGGTACCGGTGGTAATCCTCCTACTTCATTTACTGGTAATGACGCTTTTAACAGATGGACTGCCTACAAAGGTGGAGATAGAAGTGAGTCAGTACTTAACTGGGTTAAGAGAAGAGAACGCTTTATGAATCGTCATAAGAAAAATAATAGACTTAACGGCATTATTGCAGTTATGAAGTGGGGCGGAGTAACAGCTGGTGGAGTTTCACAAATGAAGTCTGTTGTAAATGACTACAAAAAAGTTATTAGAGAGAGAAGAAAAAAATCTATTGATTATGCAGAGAAATATTTATTAAAAGCAATATCTGACCAAGCTAGAGCAGGTCTTACTAGAAAAGTAGAAGACCATAATAAAAATAATCCTAAGCACAGAGCAACACTTCGTATGCTAATTGCGGTATATAACAGAGGAATAGGTGCTTATAGAACTAACCCGGGTTCAGTCAGAGGTAATGTAAGTTCAGCAGAGCAATGGGCAATGGCTAGAGTTAATGGCTTTTTAAGAGCATTGAGAACAGGTAAATTTAGAAGAAAGCCTTATGACCAAGACTTGTTGCCTAGCTCACATCCATTGTCTTCTAAAAAGTCTGGAACTAAAGCAGAATCAGTAAGAGTAGGTCAAGCTGTAAGCTGGTCAATCAACAAAGAACCAGACCCACCTTCAGTTGTGCATGGTATTGTAACATCAGTAAATGATGATGAAGCTACAATGGAAGTATGGGCTAGATTAGAAAATGGCGACCATAAAAAAACTGATAGAAAAGTCACTATGCCAATTTCAAAGCTAAGAATAATATCAGACTTTAGACAATAAAAAACTAAATCCACAAAACATAGTATAAAATAGTTAAGACGCACATCTGAATAATCTATTGTACAATTTAAGATTGAAGGATGTATGAATAACGAATCTAAAAATATCGACATAGAGTTGAAAGATGACTCTGGTCAAGTAGAAGCAGTTTTCAGTATATTCAATTCCCTTGACAGTGATGGGGATGTTGTTATGCCGGGAGCTGTCAAATCGGGTTTTAAAAATAACCAAGTTCCAATGGTATGGTCTCACAAATGGGATATGCCTATTGGAAAAGGAACAATTGCTCAAGACGATGATAAAGCAGTGTTCAAAGGTGAGTTCTTTATGGACACCGAGTCTGGTAAAGAAGCTTACAACCTAGTTAAGAATATGGGCGATATGCAACAATGGTCATTCGGCTATAAAGTTAACGATTCAGATTTTGGTAAGGCAAAAGATAAAGGCGGAGACGATACAAACGCTAGATATCTAAAAGACCTTACTGTATACGAAGTCTCTCCAGTACTAGTTGGTGCAAACCAAGACACATACACATTAGCTATTAAATCAAACACAGAGTTGTTGAAAGAAATAACTGATGTTAAAGGTGATGAAAAAGAATCATCTGGATGTGGTGACAATTGTGGTTGTAATCAAAAAAGTTACGGAGATGACGAAGAAGAAATG